CTTTTCCCAACTGGCACATTCCGTCAGCAGATAGACCTTTGCACCGTGGTCGCCCGCCCGCTCAAATTCCCGCCTGAACCTGTCGCGGCTTCTGGTAAAGCATCCAGCCAGTTCGTCAAGCGACATCTTGCGCTCCACGACCGCCGGAGGGAAAAGCCTGTTGACGGAAGTGTCATGCAGGGGCTTTCCGTCCGGCAGTGTGATGTTTGCGCAGTAGTCGCCATAGTCGAGCGTTGCCCGCTCCAGATTGTCGCCCAGAGCGGAGAATCGTGCCGCCGCCCTGTTCGTTTGCTGTTCCCTGGTATCGACAACTATGCGGAATGATTTCAGGACGTCTTCAATCTCGAATCTGTCCATGCGGGCCTCCGTCAATCAAAAGGCAGTTCCTCATCATCGGTGGATGTGAATCCGCTGTTGGCGTACTTGTCAGCCGCGGAGGCCGAGCCGCCGCCTTGCACAAGTTTGTCGCTTGGAAGCTTTCCGGCTTTGCCATTGCGGACATCGTCAGCCACACATGACCACTTCATGCGGGTATGGTCGTAAACCCTGCCGTTGTATTCGGACTGCTCGATGTGCATCTTGGCCCCGATCAGCTTGCCCTTGAGGGCCTTTTCATCGCCGGAAAAGACGAATCCGCCGTTGCTGTCCTCCAGATCCGCGAAAAAGCTGTCATAGTTGGTGCGGACATATTCGGGGCTGTTGTCGTCCGGAATGGTCAGCCGAAAGACGCCGTCATTGGGCCACTTCTTGTCCTCGTTGCTGTTCTGGTCATACATGCACTTGTAAAAGTCCTTATAATCGCCTTCGGCAATGTCGAAGGCAATCACGATCTGCCGGAGTCCGGTCTTCGTGTCGACCACTTTGGCGTTCAGGATCCGCACGATATAGGCGGCCTTGGGAAGCTGCTCGAAGGTCTTGCGGCGGTTGTTGCGGTTGTAGGTGGGTAATGACATGTTAGTTATCCTCCATTCAATTATTTATTCATGATCAGGCCAATCAGTTCGTCCTTAGAAAGTGCTTCGTAGTACTCTCTCTCCAAACCGTCAAGCTGTTCGTTGATACACTGCTCAACAAATTTTGTCTTATTGATGTTTTTAAGGTGACAATACCTTGCTAATCTCTCAGCGGTTGTTCTGCCAATGTGTGGGCCGAACGATCCATCCTTTGACCGTACATTTCTGCAATTAATTTCGGTCCTATCTTTTCGCATTAGGTTTTCTCCTTATATTTCTTGTAATCAATTTCATCGAACGGGTCTTTCAAGACCGGATACTTCTTTTCAAGGTCAGCAAGCGCAAAATGCGCCTCGCACCATTCTTTGTAATCCACTGGCTTTGGCATGTCCTTTTGTGGGTCATCCACTTTGTATCTCGGATTGTTCCACCAGATTTCTTTTTTCTGGCACTGCCCGTCAGCTTTCAGAAAATCCATCCTCACGCGAACAACAAGTTCGTCGGGCTCGGAAAGCCAGTATTCATACAGGATTTCTAATATTCGCTCATACTCTATCGGCATTAATATTCCTCCAACGCTTTAATCACGATCATAATATCGTTCTCGCACTCGTCCGTCTCAAACGCTCCGAGCGGGACTTTCGTGGTCGAATTATCAGCGGACAGCAGGAAACGATATTTTCCGTCCTTCCTGACCGCCCAGACGACCGTGGTCATCTTTGATTCGAGCACGAGTTTTTCCAACTTCCTGCCGTTCGTTTTGATTCTGGTGCGGACGATTCCGTTGTCATCGGAAACTGTCTCCGAATGGCAAAGAATGATAACCGTCAAATCATCGCGGAGCGTCAGGGCCTTATTGATAAGGGCCCAACCATTCTGCGCCAAATCCGTCCATGCGCTGCGCTTGTCTCCGCCCTGCATGGCAAGGATCCTCATTTCTTCAGCGACCATCAGGCCGTTGAGCGTATCAATGACCAAATATTTGACATGGCGGAAATTCTCGCCTTCGTTGATCTTGTCCATCATCTGGAGGGCGACGCTGAATTTGTCGGAAGAATAATAGTTCTTATTCTCAACGGAATACTGCTTTTTCCATCCCTTCCAGTTCAGGCCCTTACAGTCGCAGTCAAGATAGAATGTTTCATTGGGCGGAAGATTCCGCATAGCGGTCGTTTTGCCCGCGCCGGACTCGCCCATCACGCCGATTACTTTTGCCATATCCTCGCATCCTCCCTCACCAAATCCGCAGGCTCTCCGACTGCTCCAGATGTGCCAGGCCCATCGCTTCCTCGTCGCCCGCGCTGATTGCCTCCTTCAGGGCCTTCCGGTCGACCTCTGGGTCTTTGTGTACCAGGAAGCGGTCGGGGATGTTATCAATAAGCTGTTCGTCCATGACGACGGATGCCGGATTCTTCCGGATGCCGAACGAGAACAGCGCGGTCTTGAATTTGGTCTTGCCGGTTGCCACCATGGCATACTGCAAAGCCTGCTTCATTCGTTTGATATTGGCTTCGATGGTTTTCTTCTTGTTGTGCAGGCGTTTCGCCTCCGCATCACACGCCCCGGCGTCCATGTCGAGCTGCCTGATCACCTTTGCGTATCCATCGGCCTTGTCTTCCAGCGCGCCATCAATGCCCGCGAGAGTGTCCGCGAATGCCTGCGGGTCAATGTCAGGGTCTTCGGCCATCTCCAAAAGTGCAAGGTAGTCGTCTGTGAGTTCGTAGATTGTTGCCATTGCGCTCCTTTCTGTGATAAAATCACCTTGAACATATCTTTTCTTTTTACTTTCCGCTTGCAGGTGTTGGCGCACTTGCGGGCGGTTTTACTTTACGGGGATGTCGTCGACCACGCCGTCGTCGCTGTAGTCCTCGACCGTCCTGTATGTGCCATCCTTTTCAATTACCATCCTCGTCATGTGGAAAAAGTCCTTGTCATCCCCTTCGTGTGGGATAAAGTAGGCTGAAAAGCACTCCCGGTTAAAAAGGATGTCAAATTCCGCGTGTCCCTCGCTGTTGAAAGCGATGCTGATGCGTTCGGCTCCCAGTTCACGCAGTTCCGGCATTCTGGCTAAGATTTTGGGAATCTCCCGCGCCGCTCTGGTTTTAAACTCTTCAAAAGTCATTTTTTCCCTCCTGCTTACCAATCCGACAGCTTGCCGGAAAACAAGACTGCATTATCATCTGACAGGTCTTCAAACATCATTCCGCTGTTGACCATTTCGGTCAGAAACTTGCGGAAAGCTGCGAAGGCTTTCGGGCGGCCGCGAAAATACGCGCTCATGGCACGGATGGCACACAACGCATCCGCAAGGCACTCGCCGACATGGCCCTCCATCTGCACGCTGACCTGACCATTTTCGCTGTCAACTTTTACCATTTCGACCTCCCTTTTTTTCGATCCTGACTTCCTCGGCCCATGCATCCCACCTGACCGGATCGCTGACCGTGACCTTGACCGTGACGGGCTTTGCCTTCCTGTTCTTGCGCTTCGGCCAGACCATGTAAACGGCCATGCATGCCGCAAGCAGGACAAGCAGTCCACCTAAATTGACAACCATCTTTTCACCTCCTGTTTCCGCGTTTCCAACTCCGTATCAACGAGTGGAAAAACCAATCCTTATGAATCTTCCTGAGCGCCGGGTCTGTAATCAGGCCGGGCTCCTTCGTTGCCTCCCGTGGGGGGACTGGCAAACTCTCTATTGATACTTTCAATTTCGGCGCGGATTTCTTCGATGTTTCGATATTCCGCGCAGATTCCTCTTTGCTCAAAACAACGCCTCGCTTTGTAACATTTCTTACAATCCGTCATGATACCTGCACTTATCCGAGCAATACTGTTGTCCTTCATGCCATGTGGCAAACGGTTGTCCGCACCTGGGACAAAACTTAACGGCTTTCCAGTCGAGGCGCCCCGGAAATTTTTCGTCCGGATGGGCCTGTCTCGCCTTGTCCTCGCAATACTGCGAGCAGTAGACGTTCTGGTAGGCCATCTGTGTAAAGGCTGTCCCGCACCATCTACAGTGCCCTGTAAACCCGCCCACGACCAAATCACGGGCTCTCGGCCTGACGGCATGCGCTCTTATACATTCTTTCAAGTTCCATGTCCTCCCATGTTGGAATCCGGCTTTCTCTTGTCGGCTCGCCTCGATATGGCAGCTTATCCGGCGCGATCCGAAGCGTAGCCCGCCCGCCTATTTTCGGTTTCAGCC